CGTCGCCCCAGAGTCCTGAACCCGTCTGCACGACAGGGATTAACCGCGAGGTTAACTTGTCGACCGACGATCTTAGTGCCTCGGCTGCTCGCCAGAGTCCCTTCTTGTGAAGAAGGTTCGCTGTATCGACAGCAGAGATCACGGATCCAGGATGGTCTACATCGGCAAAGGCTTTGACTTTAACAGGGGTTACATCGTAACCCCTGAATCCGTCAACGCCACAACTTTCGCGGAAGTTTCCTACTGCGAAAGATTTTGCGACGTTCACCTTAAACCGTGAATGCTCAAGTAGTTCGAGCATCGTCGTATAGGCCCTCTTCGGAATGATGATATCATCACCGAAGACGCGGACCTCCCTAACATAGTCTCGCCAATGCTTCGCGTCCTTACCATCTGCAATACAACAGGCGGCAAGTCCGTGAATAGCAAAGATGATACTCTGCATCGGGAACGTAAGAGCACTTCCCATAGTTGCGAATTTACGCAACTTATGGATTTTAGGTTGCTTATGATCGATATCGTTAAATAAATAACGAGTTCGACTAGCAGCCACAGCATCTAACAATGTCGGATGACACCGAAAGATGCTCTGGACGTGCCAACAGGTTAACCTGTCAGAAGCGTCCTTAAGATCAAGGGTGACACGTTCGCCACTCTTGGAAGCCGAAAGTGCGTCACGCCCAGACAAGTCCTGTCGACGGAAGTCGATAGACTTACCCAGGTCAGCGCCCTTTCTGTACAGACAGTCCTTGAGATATTCAAGGACGTTCTGCTGGCACCACTGATTACTAGCGGGTTCCGCGGCTATAAGCCTAGGTCCGGAAGTAGTCTTTGGGACAGCGATGAGTCGACTGTGCAATTCAACGAATTCCACAGAAACTTCATCGTCAGAGGGGTCGGCCAATACGGAGGAGTTGGGAACTCCAAACTCGTCGTAGGGCCAGACACTTTCGAGTCGTGGATTCCACGTGGAAAAGTGGTATTTATAGCCACCTCCGCGTCGGAATTCCGACGTTGCTCCAGGTCCATGTCTGAATGCGTACTCTCCGGGGGTATATACATCCCGAAAAGTTGCGCACACAACTCTGTCAGCGATAAGCTGGCAGAGTTCAAGCATGTCTCGTTTCTTCGAAGTTCGCAGAAGCGAGCCTTCGCAGATACCGAGATCGTCAGCGAAAATATCGCTAAGAGAGCGATGATCGTGACGAGAAGTTGGATACCACGCTTCGTCCCAATAGGATGAAGCAGGAACCAATTCTGATTCGACATCGTAGAACCCCTTTACAGTTGAATAAACTGCTCTGGGAGAACACGAAACTCTGAACTTCTTACCTGCGTCCAACAAGGACCTGAG